ATTTTGATTAGTGGCAGTGTATTGCTCGACATCGGTCCAATTACTATCGTCAGTGGACCGCTGGAGGGTGAGCGTGGTGGCGACCCAGCTACCTGTCGTTACTATCAAGAATATCCTAGAAGAACCAACACCAGTGACCCTGATCGAATTGGTACCGGTATCCTCCGCCGAAATACTGGCGGTGACCTCTTGCCCCTGTGAGGCAAGCTTGAATATCGCACCGACGTCCGTGGACTTGAAATAGTCCTTGCTTGCGGTGAGTGTGGTTGAGCCTGATAACGCGGTAGGTACGAGCGTAATGTCAGTATTATTAATCAGACCATATGGTCCATCTACAGGCTTGAAGTCCACGATCGACCATGACTCGGTGCCTCGTCGTTCAATCTTGAACTGTTGACCACCACTATATGCCACAAATACGACATCTGCCGACTGGTCATATCGGATACTCGGGATGTTCGCCTCGGCGACAAGGGTCGGCAGGGTGAACGTGCCTGTAGTCTCAAACGCGACACTGTCAACCAGTGCACGCTGCTTGGTGGAGTTACTCAATGTAATGGCAACCGCAACACTTGGTGTAAATACCAATGAGTGAGTTCCAGGCTCAAGTATACCTGAGAAATAATCGTCACTATGTGCACCACCATTGGCACCCAGCTCAAGCAATACAGGCGCGTCTTTGATCACAATCCTGAGTCGATGAGCGTCGCCTGTCGCAGTACTACCTGTCGTCTGCCATCTGGAGGCTGACGAGGCGCCTGTACCAGTCAAGGCCAGATACCCACCGGTCAACCATTCACTTACAGCACTGCCCTCATCGGCATCGGTCCAGCTAGTTGTATCGCTGGTGAATGTGCCATTGGCGATGGTTGTAGCGCGGGTGGTTGCGGTCAGCAATGTATCAGAGACCCATACCCGCAGGAGATTGTTTGTAAATTCGAGGAGGGCTGTATCGGTAGTGGACCCGATAAATGGTACGAGATAGGCGTCGGTAGCGTCTGCGACGGCGCCTATATATTCAGTACCCGGCCTGAACATCATAGGCCCGAGGCGGATAGGCATGAAGTTGGTCATCAACGTGCCGGAGTTAGTGACCTTAGTAATGTCATCCCTAGCAATTGCTAGGTCATCAACCTCACCCCTGTTGAACTTGTTTACATATCCACGGATCGGAACTGACATATCTATGGTCTTCCATTATATGAGCCATTCCGTCTACCTGATACCCGAGTTCTAGTCCACGATCCGCTTTTGATCAACTGGGGTGGACCCCTCATCGCATCAGCGGACTCTGCATCGGCTGTAATACTTTTCTTTTGGTACATTGCATTGTCCATATTTGCGTTGGGAATGCTTGGACCAATTTCAACCGCCATATAGGCAGCTATTAGATTTGTAAAATACTGCGGCCAGTTGTCGGGCGTTGTCAAAAATGACGTACTGACATACTGGATGTAGATTGTATCGAGACTGCAGAACCACTGATCACCCTCATCAATGTAGTTCTTGAGCGGTGTCTGGAAAAAAGAGTCGTAGTAAATACCATCCAGTCGGTGCATCGCTGTAGGCTTGGCGAATACTCGCTCATAACCCCATCCTGGCTCCAATGATGGGTCATATGTGATCTCGTCACTGCTCAATGCGAACGTCCAGCCAACGTCTTCGAGGACGGTAGCAACTAGACCCATGCCGATAGACTCATCGGCCTTAGCGCGCCTCACGGAGTCATCATCGTTCGACACAATGTGATCCAGGCCCAGCATGAAGAATGCCTTGTTGTAGACCTTCCGCCATGCATTTGACAGCGTAGCGGTTGACCTGCTGGATCTCGGTGTGGCTTCCTTAGTGCCTTCAAGCTGAAAGATCACCCCGAGTCTGGCTTCATGTTCTGCTGCGATCGATGTCCTGATGTCTGCATCTGCCGCGAAGCGGTTCTTAAGCTGGTCGGCGATATAAGATGACAATACCTGCTTATAACTAGGCGTCCATGCACTGCTGGCTGTATCAGATGAGACATAGCGCAGGTATATGGTCGAATAGTTACAGGCCAGCGTACGACCTTCGATGATATAGCGGGTGATTGGCTCGTCTAGCAGCGGGTCGGCATGTAGCTCACATATCCCTAAGTAATCGGTCGGGAGAGTGAATACATTGTCAAGATCGTGGTTAGCGCTGACTGATGAGGATGTTAGCTCGGTGGTGACCGTCGCGAAGCGCGGCTTGATCAAACTATACAGGTAATCGACAGCGTCAGAATTAATGACAGCATCTATCGCAACGCGCTCATTAGAGTCGTCGGAGATGCTCGTCAGTGGTGGTTTACCCCATAAGCTCATTGCGCCATTGTAGACATTCAAATAATCTGACGTGAGCGTGGTTGTTGCAACCTGGGGTAATGGCGTTACTTCTTTCAGACCTTCAAGCTGTACAGATGTGTTGACCCTGCTGAGGAATAGTTCATCCAGCATCAACAACTTCTGAGGCGCTAGTCGGGGCGCTATCTGCTTAGCGAGATAGGCGGTGACGACATTGGTAAATGTCGGCGTCCAGACGGTGATCGCCTGGGCGTTGCTGACATATCTCAACCAGATATTAGTCGCGACATCGGTGGCTATTGTCTGCCCTTCGATGAGATGACGGTGTATAGGCTGCTGCAGTTCAGCTTCAGCGAATACGGTGTGGAATGAGATGTAGTCAGCCGGGAAGCTGTATTCGTATGCCAGACCATGATTAGTCGGTGTGGCAGGGGATGCTAATTTGGCGGTCAGCAGTGCAAACTTTGGCTTGACTAACTCAAGACAGTAATCCGCAGCTGAAGGGTCATCATACGCAGAATCAAGTTCATGCCTGGAAGGCACATCCTCTGTATCGCTGGCCAGCTTTCGCTCTCCGACAAGCAATAATGCATCGTTGTATAGACTGAGCTTGGTGACCGCCATACATTAGTAATCCTGTTTATCAAGCCATGCTGTTGCATCCAGATCGCCTTCAACAGACGCGATATACTTATCAAGCCATGCGACGCCGTCAGCCTTTGTTGGGATCAGCTCCTTGATATAAGTGCTGTCTGCCTTACGCTGAATACACCACTTCTGCTGTCCGCGCTGGACCAAGATATACTCCTGAGCTGTGGTCGCCAACAGTTCAGGTTTGACATCATCCAGTTCAATATAACTAATCACCTTCAGACGGATATTATAACCGTCAGTATACGTGACCAGCAGCTGTGCACGGTATGCAAAGTCAACAGGTATGACGCGTATCTCAGCACCTATTACAATCTTAGATATGACAAACGCCCAAAAATCTTTATGGATCAACTGATCGATCGTGGTACCCGCGGGCACTCTACAACTGAACTGCTGATATGCGTGTATGCCGAACTCTAGGTGGTCAGCCTTAAGTGGTACGATATTATTTGCTTGTGCCATTTGAAGTTTCCTAAAAGTTGGCCCTCGGCCACCCGTAGGCGGCAAGAGGACCGGTCTCACTAAGGATAAGTTTAATCGGTGTCAGTCAATGTTAAGGCTGTACCGTCAGACAGATCAACAGAACCGTCAGTTGCATGTAGCGACACGACTGAATACTCGTGTGCCACAGTGCCACCTGCGGAGTCAAACTGTTTGACAGTATCACCGACTTTCATGCCGAGTGCTTGACCGTTGGTGATATAACCCGTGAAGCGCACTAGCGTAGCAGCGTCAGCAGAGTCATATGCCCATTCATTACCACCATCCTTACCCACAAGTTGGGTTCGAAGAGCAGGTGGGTTACTTGTTGAGTAAGCCATTTCAAATTCCTCTTATGACAGTGCGCTGTCGTCGTGGACCATCTTAACTACACCAGCATTCTGGAGTAATTTAGATCCCATGTAAGTTGAACATCGTGCCCATGACTTGTCGTTCTTTTCGTCATAGCCAACAAATGTCTGTAATCGCGAGCTGTCCATCGCATGTCCAATTGCATTCTGAGAATACATTAGGCAGTCAGCTGTATTCGTACCAGCACCTTCAACAGCACCGTCAACAATCCAATTCACACCGAACCATGAGAACGCATTATCCTTAGATACGCCTTCAAAAACAGGGAGGCTGATGTAATCCCGAGATGTGAACTGGTTCATTCCCATCAAGTACCCCAAAAATGCAGGAGTAATCAGCGCAAAAACTGGCGCGTCTTGTGTCGCAAAAGCATTACCGAGCTTGGTTTTAGCGATGGTAATGTTGGTCAGATCAGCGACACCTGTGAAAGCTGTAACAGTCGCTGCACTCAATGCAGTACGGATGTCTTCGTCAATCTTTCGATTGATGACCGACATTGAAGTCTCTTGCATGATCCGACGACCGTTGCCTTGTGAGGCGAACAGGTTGAAGTTCGTGCGTTCAGGGACATCATGCCATTCCTGCAATGTAGCAGCAGGTTGATTTAAGTTGTCTGGACGGGTTGGAATGTCGCCATTCACGCCGCGTGTAGTTGCAGTAGCACCACCAGAATCAGCAACAAGGAATGTTGCAGTATCACCGTTGATCTCAGTTTCCGTAATAGTCGTATGCCGAAGCAGCGACTGACGTTTCTCGAAACCAGCGACAAATTCCTGACGGTACATAGTTTGATAAGCTGTATCAGCCATAATCATATACCTTAAAAATTAAAGTTTAGGTTAAACCATCTTGTTTCGAGTTAGCCGTCAGCCGTTTCATGTGGGTTAGCCTGCAAGCAGGGGCCACTTTTTCGACGTCGAGGGTCGGTCACAGTTGGTACATTTTCAATATTACTACCGTTGTGCCATATTGTCACGCGCTGAAATCAGATCCATGTAGCGCTTCTGAGCCGCTGTATCGTTGTGCCATCCTGGCTCACCCATCCGCTTCTCAAGGCCTGCCAGCTCTGTTGAGATTGCTTCCATCGGGTTGGCGTTGTTCGGCACCACGGTAGCGCTCGGGTTCAGCTTCCTGGCCCAGTCCGCCATCGCGATCAATACCTCGGGCGAATTGAACACCTTCCGCCCATCAGACAGTGTCGCGTGAGCGAACAGATCCCTGACCGACTCAGGCAACGCGCCGAGGATTGTGGAGTTGATCAAATTCTTATTTGTCTCATAGTCACCCTTCCAGGCGGTACGCAGCTGCTGGTCAGCCTCACCGCGGTATTGCTCCTGCTGTATCTCTGCCGCGTGGAACTGCCGCTGCTGGCCGTCGATCATTGCATTGGTCAGTTGTGATACCACATCGCTGGATAGGTTGGCGGCATGCGCGACAGGGAATACCCCTCTCAGCACTTCCATATCTTCATCACCGAGCACAAATCCGTCATTCATGGTGACGTCATATGACTCTGCGGTGTCAGGGATGCCCCGCTCTGCGCGGAATTCAGCCCATTCGACATCGGTAGAATGCTCGTCTGGCGCCTTCGCAGCCTCAATCTGACCGGTGCGGATCTTATCCTGTGCACTGAAATAGTTGTTCACGAAGGTGGCCATGTCTGGCACGCGGTTC